CAATCAACGTTGAACAAATGATGCATCAGTGATTTCTTTCATCCAAGGGAAGTTTTCAGGGTAGCCGTCGATAAACATAGTGCCGGAGTCGACGCTTTTACCGCCATGTTGATTGTTGGCGTAGGGGTCAAGATTATCTATAAGGTCTTGCTTGGTTGCATAGAAAAACTTGATCACGTCAGGATACACTGCCACAAACACCATGATGTCGTAGTCCTGATGAATACGAATCTGCTGCCAGCGGAAGTGAGTTGAGTCGCCCCGATCGTCAACCCAAAGCGTAGAACCTTTGATTTCTACCTTCACGCCTTCAACGACAGTATCATGATCGCTACAATATGGTTTTGTAACATATAAATCAAGATGATTATCAAAATATTCTTTCGTTATTTTTTCGAAGTGCGCGCCCTTAGACCTAGACGACAAAATACGAACATTATAAAATGGGCTCCCGAGATAAGGATCTCGGGTGACCTTTTTCGTCAGTGCCTTAGCACATTCAAATGATTCGTATTCTGTCGCCGTAAGCATCACGCAGCCTCCGCCATTTCAACCGCAAGTTCGAGGGCGCGAGTTTTGACGCCCTTGTTAGTGCCGTACCAAGCTGAGGTAAGGCGAGTGTCAGCAGAACGACCAGCAAGGTGATCGGTCAGGTAGGTTACAGCGTTGAACGGCTGCCACCAAGTACCCTCAGCGTACCCAGCGCCTGGCTGAGTGTGAAGGATATCAAGAGCAAGCTGGGCGCTCTTTGAAACTTCCTTCTTCTTGGTATCATTAGAACCAGAAACGGGAAAGATACGAGTGAAGTACTCGACGATGTTTTCTTCCTTAGCCTTCTTTGAGCCGAGGAACGAAGCCATGTCCTTGTACTTGGCAAGCTTGTCGGTAGCGATACCGAGCATTTCTTTCACAGCGGTCGGTTCGAACACTTTACGGTGGCTGATCTTAGCCATACGCTCAACCTTGGAGTTGAGTGACAGCGTCAGGGTGTTGTTGCACACGACGCGAATAGGAGTGAAACGAACGTCAGTAGAGTGACCGTACTTGTGGAAGTTTGAGAACAGCAGATAGGAATCAATCTTGTCACCCTTGAAGAGCTCGAAGCTTTCCTTGATCTTAGCCAGACCCCAGATGATTTTACCGTTCTGAAGGGAGCCAGCAGTGTGCATTTCCATGTCACCTGCGCCGACGAACTCATTGAAGAAGTCGAAAGCTTCCTCGTTCTGAACGGGATTCCAGTCGTCAGAAACGACGTCGAGGATAGAGTTGTCACTTGAGCGAACTAGAGCTGACTGACCGACAGCTACAGGCTCCCCGCCGACGATAGCGTAAGCAGGTGCCTTGGATACTGTCCAGTCAAGACCAGCCGCCTCAAGCATCTGAGCGGGAGTGAGATCGTTAGGAACCTTTACGCCGAGACCGTGCCAAGGCGTATCACCAGCGTAAGCCATTTGAGCTTTACCGTTGGCGAACTCGATATTGTGTGCCATTCGTTTTCTCCTATTTCCAAGTTACAGATAATTATACCGCAGGGTTGTTTCAAAGTCAAGTGAATATTTTCGGTAAGTGCAGGGCGGCATAACAACGAACACGGCTGCGCAGAACGAAAATACAGCGTACACTCTAAGGACTTCCTCGATCAATGACAGATATCCTCGTCAGCGTCAGTGGCGAACGTAGGGTAGAGGTAGTTTTCGAGGTACAAGATAGCGTTAGAAACAGCAACAAGAGCGTCGTATTCCTCTGTGCCTGTTTCAGCGTCCATCACCGAATCGCAAACCTCAAGCAGTTCCTGGTTGATAGACTCGATTCGACGAACCAACGTAAGCTTATCCATTTTGGTCTCCTTAGACGTAGTGGGCGGGGAAGAGCTTAGACAGCACTTCAGGGTTGCCATAGGTTGAGAACTGACCAACTTGGTGCGAACCCTTATAGTCCCAGATACCGAACTTCTGCCCATCGATTTCAAATCCCCAAGAGTTGACTACCTTGGCTGGATCGTCGTCGATATTAGGACCGAAGCCAAGAACCTGAGTGATCGTAGCTACGTTGATGTCATAGAGGGTGCCAGTTTTGCTAGCGCCAGCGATATTGATAGGCGTGATGTACATGTTTGTTCTCCTAGTAACCGTTCCATTGAAGCCGACCGTAATCAGCTTGAAAGGAACGGACCCGTAGGTCCGAACCGGAACCGATCAAAGTTCGTCACGAATGAACTTGGGGCAAACGTCAATCAAACGCTCGTCGCGCAGGATGGCGTTCACTTCCTCGCGGGCGAGGGTGGGGTCGAAGTCAGCCACGCCAGCCGCCTCGGGGGCAGCCATACGGGTGAAGTCACGAACCTTACCCTTGGGCTTCAGCTTGGCAGAAACCTCACGCATGCGCTCGAGGTTGGCTTCCTTGATCTTGGCAATCTCGTCAACGTTCAGCTCGACCTTAGCCTTGTGAGCGGAGTTGATCGAACGGACCGACTTTTCCAGCTTGCCCTTGGTAGGCTTCGCCACCTTGGGTGCCTTAGCAGCCTTCGGTGCCTTCGGAGCGGCTGCAGCCTTGCCAGCGGCAGGCGCCAGCCCGAGGCGCGCAGCGCGCAGGTAGCCGCCCTTAGCGGTCTTCAGGTCCATGCCGCCCAGCTGCGAAATCAGCGCAATGCAGGTTTCACGGCTGTGGTCAGGGTAGTCGGTCATGATGGCAACGACCTTGGAACGGTTGGTGCCGGTGTATTGCTTAGCCATTGTACGTTCTCCATTTTCAAAGGTGGGGCAGTGCCCCGTTTCACTATCAACTTTCTTAGGATACCTCAGGGCTGAATTTATTTCAAGAGGTATTTTGACTTTTTTCACTTTTTTTTGTTTTGGCTGAGAAATCAAGGAGTTACCTCCCTCATACTCAGCCTTGGCTGTAACCACGTGGGTACAGGTGCTTCGGTAGCCAAACCCGACGCAGTTGCAGCCCCACTGAGCGCCCTCGCGGGTCACTAGGTAGTTCTGCCCAGGCTTGGACCCAGGGACCGCCCAGGTGCGCTTCTGCGCCTCCGAGGGGGCTAGAGCTTGGCTATAGCCCTGAATCCTCGCCTTTTCGATCACCCGAAACGGGTGCGCGACATTACCAGTGCCAATACAAATTTGGTCGACACTCACCCAACTAGGGTTGGGCAATACGGGTCCGGTGTACGACTGAAACTGTGCCATAGGGTAGGCATAAGCCTCCCTACGCGCCCAGAGTGGGTTCAGCACCCGAACCGTTACAGTATCGCCTATGTTCATCAAATTTCGACCCATTCATCACCTTCACACAACCAGCACTGTTCGCCGTCGATTAGGATGAAGTCACACCCTTCAAAAGACCGCTCAAATTCAAGTTCATAGTCACGTTCAAGCTCATTGATAAAAGTGAGCGCCGACTCAAAGGTGTAGTCACGCCCGATTTCACGGCACTCACCGTCACGTTCAGCCATAAGGATCATATCAACCTCCGGTTCAACTCATTATTCCTAATCTACCGCAGTTTTGAATTAAAATAAAGCAAAAAATCAACAGGGCAATAAAAAAAGGGGAACTTTTTCAGTTCCCCTTTAGGATCAAGCACTTAGCTTTTTCAATTTTTTATACATGGAAGCGGCGTCAGATAAATTGAAATTAGGGTGTTTATACATCCACTCTATTTTCCGGCGGATAACATTCAAAGCTTTTTCAGCTTCAAATTTATCCACGAAATCAGCACCTTTCATAAGCTCACGAATTTTATACTCATCTGCACTATATTCAGCCCATTTTTTAGACGCAGGTACTTTATCATAAGATGTAATACCTTTAGACTTAGTGGGTGAATTATAACGCTTTACAATAGTAAGCAGCTTATTCATAGTCAACCCTCCATTGAGCCAACCTATAATCTACCGCAGTTTTGAATATAAGTCAAGAAAATAATTCACGAACCTCATCGGCGTATAGCATCTTAGGCTTGACAAATAGCTGAGGCTCCTCGTGGTCAACGGCTATCATGATGGCGATTTGAGGCACCTCAATGCCGTGGCGTTCTTCAGCCATAATCGCGTACGCTGTAGCCTGCAAGAAATAGTTGTGAATCCACTCTTCCTTTTTGATTTTTGTCGAAGTTTTGAAGTCGACAACAGACGTAACGCCATCAAACTCTGCGATGCAGTCAGTTGCGCCAGCTGTCATTAGCATGTCGGAATACATGTAATGCTCCAACCCATACACCGTACCGATATGCTCATCAATCAGCGGTCGTAGCGTTTTGAACGTATCGATGTTGGCTGGCATAGCATTGGGCGGGTATGACTCTTTATTCAAAAGGTAATTTTCACAGATTGTGTGAATAGCTGTACCGCGATTAGCCGCCTTCACAGATATTTTATTGGCTGTTTCTTCGCCAACCCTTTTGCGCCACTCATACAGATGAGTTTTGTCTGTTTTTTCTCCAATGATGGTCGTGACGGATTTGTATTTTTGACCCGTTGGCGTTTGATAGTAACGCTGACCGTCTATGGTTACACGTTCAAGCTGAAATTCGGGTAGAAACTTATGTTCAAAAATTCTTTTACGCGACATCGTAAACTTTCCAAAGATCTGGTCTGTACATACCATATGGCTTTTTGTTGTCCACATCCTTGTACATCAAAAGCAGGTCGCCAGCTATGCACTTTCTGATACTATCAGTGCGAACGTTTTGCTCTGGCGTCCAGTGAGGCAGCTTAGAAGGGAACACAATAAGTTGCCCTTCTTTTAGGTTAAAGAAGTAATCGTTGGTGTTGTATATATTGTCTTGCTTTATGTTAGGTATAGTGCCTAACCTCGTGAACGTTCCGTGAGTTGGTTCATTCAAATTTTGACGTTGATCAGACACATGAAACGTCTTACAAATATCTTCCGGAACTTCAACGTAATACGTGAAGGATAGGTGATGGTCGGCATGCATATGCTTAGACACATTCATGCCGCCATTGAGGAAACTGAACCAAGATTTAGCCAAAACCAAATAGTAATTGTCTAAATTGACACTCAGTTCAGTTAGGTATTCTGCGCAACATTTCATAGCAAAATCAAAAAATGGTTCAAAGTCAGGTTCAAAATGAACCTTATTGTAACCTTCAATCTCGCTTGTTACCAACGTGCCGTTTTTATCATAATGACAGTGCTTCATATAGTTCTTTTCGAACAATTTACGAAACTCGTCTTTTTGATCATATTCAAAAGTCGCGACTAACGTCGGGAACAAGTCATATTTTATCATGCCAAAATTTTCAACCTATCCTTTGCGATGATATATTCCTTCACCATTGATGAGCGGACAATATCATTTTCGGTAAAATCAATATAATCGAAAGATTTCATTCTATTCAAAATGCGCATAAAGTCCATAAGACCGTTTTTGTCTTGTTCTTTGGTGAAGTCAGACTGCCTGAAGTCGCCGCAGAAAATAATCTTACAATTTTTGCCCACACGAGTGATAACAGAATCAAGTTCGTGTAAGGTCATGTTTGCTATTTCGTCAACCACAATAATACAATCATTGAGAGTAATGCCACGTATGAAAGAAGTACTAATGAATTCGACAACGCCTTTTTGTTTGAGGTATTCGTATGCGTCGCCCCTGCCAAAAAGTTCTGTAAAGATAGCTTGATAAGGTGCTTCGTAAACCTTTGCTTTATCCTTATTGTTGCCAGGCAAGAAACCCATGTCTCGTGTTGGGACAACCGACCTAACGATGACCAGCTTTTTATATCTGCTGGTGTCTGTAAGGATTGTTTGTAAAGACAAGTAGGTCGATAAAAAAGATTTGCCTGTTCCCGCGATCCCGTGTAGGAGGAGGTTTTTTCCATCATGATATTTCTCAAACGTCAAACGTTGATTTTCTGTAAGCGGTTCTATGTTTTTCAGTTTGAAATTTAGCTTCAGAGAATTTTCATGTTGCTCAGTTTGCTGTTGAATGCGGCGTTGTTTTCTTGTTAGTCTTACTTCTTGTTGTGTCATTCAATCTACTTCTTAAAATGTGTTCACAGTACTCCCATTAATACCTTTTGAGTTTCCACTCTTAATATTTTTAAGAAGATCACGGAAGCCAGCGTCTGGTTTCTGCAACCCTCTTCCAGAGTGAATCAAAGGAGCTCCATGAACGAGTTGCGTTATGTGTTTGTTCTCTTCAAGGAATACATTTAGAGCCGAGATTGACATGAAGTCCTCGAACTCCTCACCAGTATCATTATTTAGAAACTTATAAGTCGGCATTATAGCTTTTCCTCTTCGAACGTGGAATAGCTTGCATCCCACTGTTCTATAAACGGGTCTTCAACTAAATTACTTATGTCTTTAGTCCTAAGCGCACGTTCGAAACGGCGCTCCTTGCGTTTGTCTTTACGGCTGCGAGTATCTTCTGGATACTCATCATCTGACCAATCGTTCTTACGGAACTTACGGATCTTCTGATTGCTCATACTGGAATGAACCCTGGGAAAGCTTCGTTGATGATTTCTGGAGTGATACCCTTCCATGGCAGCTTTTTGTCTTTGATAGCGCAAAGCATTTTTGCGTCAGCTGGGGCTACGGTTTCTAGCATTTCAATGAACAACGCTTCGCGCTTGAGCTGCTTCAATCCAGGATGACCGCCCTCAATAAAATAGGTGAGCTTGCGTGCATCGCGGATCAATACATTTTCTTGATCAACCAAGTCGTTGATTTTGTATGGCGGGTCGCCTTCTGGTAACAACCACTTGATCCTAGGATCGAACGCACCTTGAAGAATTGTTCTCAACACAAATGAGTCGTTAGACTTCAGTGCTGCGACCTTTTCTTCTTTCTTTTTCAGTTTGCTGACCTTTTCGAGGAATTCAGCAACACCAATCCTCACTCCCATTTAAAACTCCTGAATGTGTTCCATCAAATGTTTAAGTTTATTTGCGATAAAATAGTTGAACATCTTATCGCGACCTTTATCTTCTTGCGATTTATATGATTCGATAACCTTTTTGGCTATTTCTTCCGGAACTTCCGACAAGTCAATCAACTTCTTGTTACGGCAATAATTCCTAAACAAAGGTCCTTCCAAATTATCTATAGTATCAATGATGTTAAGAATTTTCTTAGCAGTCAACGGTTTTTGACGCTCACCAACAACAAAACAATTATCAGAAGAAAGCACGTTGGGAACACCGTCGCCAGAATCACCCTTGAGGATATGTTCTACGAGATAACGCTTCGGGTTGTCGTGAGTGATCCACTTTTTGCGAACAGGGTCATATTGCTTTACGTCTGGGTAAACGTGAAGCTGAATGAAGTCCTTATCGCCAGAAAGGATCAACACATTTTCTTCCTCAGAAAAATTCTTGACCAATGTGGCAATGATATCGTCTGCCTCTGCAGATTCAATATCAATCACTTTGTAGGGGAAATATTCTTTGAGTTCTGCGCGGATCTTATTGAGGCATTCGAAAATAGCCTTCCAGTCCATCTCGGACTTTTCTTGATTCTTTTTGCGGTTCGCCTTGTAATAAGGAAAATACTGCTTGCGCCAGTAGTTCGTGTTATCGCAAGCAATGACCATTTCGCCGTACTCGTCAGCAAACTTTACCTTATAAGAACGAAGCGAATTAAGAACCATATGGCGAACCATTGATTCTTCGATTTGGGCGTTTGTATGGTTACCCAACTGCATCATCAAGTTGGACAACATCACCTGACTCAGGTCAACAATAATCATGATATGTTAGCTTTCGCTATCCTCTTCCACTTTGAAGCTTTCCAAGTCCAACTCTAGTTTTTTCGCTAGAGTGAAGTTACCGTTACCATCTCTCACGAATAAATTGTCGGCTATAAATTGAAATGGGTGTTCTATTTCGTAGAATTTACAGAGCATAGAACGAATAGACTCTACAAGAAACGAACCGTCCTTAACGAAAATATCTGTCTCTGATTCGTCAAGTTCGAATTCAAAGCCAGCCAACTCCATATTACGAAAAAGCATAGGTACAATAGCGTTGATAGTTTCGTTGATGTGATTGTATTTGATATTATCAACGTTACTCATAACCTCTTCCTGAGTGATTTCTTCGACTGGAAGGGCACGTTTAGAGGGGAACTGGATTACATTGCTCATGTTTTAATAATACCTTGAACTGGCATAGAAGTCAACTGCTAATATTTAGCAATTTGTTGCAATACGGCTACCCCACTCGGTGAAAGCGAAATCGTAAACCTTACATGACGTTCCGTCTGTGATCACGTCGATGACCTTCTGGCGTTTGTCTGGGTTCACGTAAAAAATAAAAAAGCCACCGCCACCAGCACCAAGAAGCTTACCTCCCAAAGCTCCTGCGCCAATAGCCCTAGAATATACATCATCGAAATATTCGTTTGTGATTGAGGTTTCGACTGCTTTTTTATCCAGCCAAGCATCGTGAAGAAGCGACCCAAAGTCATCAAGTTTTCCTTCCTTGAGGTATCTAGCAGCCACGAATGCCTTATCACGGCTGCGGCGGACGAGGTCAAACTTCACTGAATCGTCCATGGCTGCAGCTTGCTTTTGGAGGATAGAGTTAGCGTTACGACCGCGACCCGAATAAACAAGAAGCAAACGTTCTTCTAAGTTCCGCCAAAGGTCGGGGTTATACGTAGTTGGTCGAATTTCGACAGAACCGTCTTTATGAAATTCAAACAGGTTCATACCGCCGTAAGCAGAGGCATACTGGTCCTGTTTACCCACTGGGTACTTGCACAACTCGCGTTCGATATAATAAGCTGTTTGCGCAAGGTATTCCCTCGACATCAACCCCACGTGCATATCTTGGTTGGCAAGAACGTTCACCAAACCAAGAGTAAACGCTGATGACGACCCCAACCCAGAGCCCTTAGCAAGAATATCGGCAATAGAAGCGACCGTAACTTCTTTATCAACGCCAAAATGTTTCAGGCTCTCGCGAGTGATAGCATGCTGCATAGTTTCAACGTCGGGGTATTCTTCAATCGTATCATACATAACCTTCACACCAAGGTGAGGTGTTTTGTGTAACATAACGTAAATGTACTTGTCAATAGTAACTGACAAAGCAGCTCCCTTTTCTTTTTCGTAGTACGATGGCATATCACTGCCACCGCTAAAGAACGAAATACGAAGGGGAGTTTTAGACAAAATCATGGCGTAGTCCTGTATACAAATTGCGGCTTTGGCTTCGCGCGAGAAGCTTCGTCTGGATACATAGCCAGCAAATCACGAAGCATAATTTCCCACTGAGTTTTGACCCTACCGATATTGTATCGGCTGTCAACGTAAAGCTTATTGAACTGAATCATGTCTTTATGCTTATTTTCGCGAACGACGTTGATAGTTGCGTTCAAATGACTCGCGAATATATTAGCGTGCGAATTTCTGTCTTGAATATCGCAGTTGTACATCACGTTCAACGAACCAGAAGTGTCCGGCAAAGCAGCGAGGTTAGGATGAACGCAAACAGCGCCAGCTGACATTGCTTCAAGCATAGCACGACAAGAAGTTTCGAACCAGATGCTAGGGTAAGCAAAAATGTCTGCCTTGTTCAAATTATCTTTTAGTTCCGCGTTAGGAACAAACCCATGATACGTCATCTGTGGATGATTGCGGATGATATCATACAGCGGTTCAAACTGCTTATCTGCATCATCCCAACCATAGATCTTGAATGACGAGAAAACATCTAGGTGAATGTCTTTATGAAGTTCCGCTAGCTGTTCGAAAACAGGAACCAAAATTTCTAGACCACGCTGAGGCGTAGAAGTGTATACTAACCTGATTGTACCGTCATTAGGCTTTTCAATAGCGGGCGCTGGTTCAATACCAGACTCAAGAACAATAGACTTAGTGTCGTGAGGCAACCCATGAAGCAACTGATAACGCTGGTATTGCCAGTTAGAAATAAAAACATACTTGTGAAAGCTGTCTTTGAAATCTTGCGACTGAAACTTCTTTGACTCTGGATCTTCAGGTAAGTCATGCGCCCAAAAGATACGTATCTTAGAGAAATCTAATTCCCTGACACGGGAGCTTACAATTTGAAAATTGTCAAGCAACTCAGGATCAATGATTTCGGCAAGCTTGCGCTTTGCGATTTCAGTGCCGCCGTTGGCATTAGCTGAAATCTCGTTTTCCTCAAAAGCACTCATAGTTTGAACCCTGACTTGACCGCATCATCGTAAAACATTTGACAAGTTTCCTTAGAAAAGTCATGAAGTGACTTGGTGTAGAACTTGTTGACCTTCTTAATTAGGTCAGGAGTCATAGTGATAATATCACAACCAGCTGCGCTAGCGTGAACGTAATTATACGCTTCGCGCGAAGAAGCCCAAAGGAATTCCACGTTGTGCTTGTTTTGAGTGTTACGGTAATAGAGACCCTCGCGAATAATTTCAGCAGCGTCACGACCAATGTCAGTGATACGACCAGCAAATACAGAAATAATAGCGGGAGTTTTATCATCTAGGATTTGAAGAGTGTCAATAATTTGTTCTTCAGTGAACACGGCAGTGACGTTCAACAAAATACCTTCGGCGTTCAACGTTTTGATAACTTCCTCTGTAGGAGCTCCGTTGGTGTGCATGATAGGGATCTTCACGTACACTCTGTAACCAGCGTCAACAGCCCACTGATCAATTTGTCTTGCCTGACGGATCATTTCAGCTGGCTCGTCAGCAAACACTTCGAGTGACAAGGAAGTTTCGGGGCGGTTCTTTGCTAGATAAGCAATTACGTCCTGCGCGAACTGAGCGTAATCGGTAACGCCAGCTTGCCTCATCAATGTTGGATTCGTCGTGAATCCAGTGATCATAAAATCTTTAGCAGCTTCGATAATACCATCCATAGCAGCGCCGTCGGCGTATAATTTAATCATATTTTGGCTC